AAGGTATTGAGCCCAGGCCCTTGCCCGAGCTCCAGATTGCATATCGTGATGCCGGCCGTGCTGATCGGCGATGGGCTAGGCGATGCAGTGAAATGATCCGGGCAGATGAACGTCGACACACTCGTCGCCGGCACCAGCACGGAGCCGCCGAACGTCGCGGACAGCTCGCACGTCGTCGAACTCAATCCGGCCGCGATCACGAAGTAGGGCGTGCCGTTCGAATAGTTCGATGGCGTCGCGTCCTGGATATAGACCTTATCCCCGGCCGCGAAGGACTGCGCTACTGTGGTCCACACACCCGTCGATGTGTTCTGCGAAGCGGATTGGAAATTTACCGCCTGATTGTTGGCGAGGGAACTGTCGTATGGCGACGGCAGCGCGTTCGCCATATCCAGGAACCGCCACGACAGCGTCGGATCGCCCCCGCCGCCATTGATCCATACCTCAATATTTGGGTTCGGCACCGTGTTCGGGCAGAACCACACCCCGGCCCCGGCGGCCGACTGGGTGTAGGAGTTTCCATCGCTGTCGGTGACAGCGGTCAGATTAAGGTTCGGGTCGGTAGAGACGAGCACGCGCAGATTGCCCTGGGCCGCGACCTGAAGCCGATAAACCCCACTCGCCGGGTAGGAGATCGTCGCGAAGTGGTGGCGCGAAGCGAATCGAATCGTAGAAGTTGGGGCCGTGCCAGCTCCAGTAGATAGTTTCAGCGCTACTGCTAGGCTGTTCCAGTTATCTCCAGTCTCATTGACTGAGATAATGGCGGGAGCGATAGCAGCGCTAGTTGCTTGCACGGTACCAATGACCGCTTTGGGAAGGCTGGTATTCGCATTTGCATTCCAGCCGATATCAGCATTCAGGATCGTTTGATTCTGGCCGGGAAAAACGGCCGTCGTAAGGTTGCTTGGGTTATTGTCCGCCTTGATGAAGTACGACCAGACGAAGTTGCCGCCGTTGGCATTGTTGTTGCCTGGCGTGAAGCTCGGCACCGCGGTGCTGGTCGATGGCGTTGCACCATTGCTCGATGTGCCGTTCGTGACGCTCGCTGTCGCCACACCGTAGAGTTCGGTGACGACCATGTTGAAAATCTTCGACGGGACCGTGCAGGTTCCGGTGCCAGTGCCAGCACCGGAAGCCGTGAACAGGGTTCCGACGACATAGCCGGCCGGAGCCCCGAACGTTGCCCAGTTCGTCGTGCCCAGCGTGGTGATGGTGTAGTTGTTGCCACCCACCATCGCCGTCGCCGCAATGGGCGCATTAAGGTTCAGGGTGATGGAGTCCTGACCGCCCGCGATATTCTCTAAGACATAGACATAGGCATCGTTGGCGCCGGCACCGAGCTGCGAGCTGACCTTCTGACTCAGGTTACCGTTGACCGCGCTGACGACGCTCGTGATCGTCGTGCCGCCGTCGACCTCGAAACCGACGACCAGCGTGTTGCCAGCCCCGCTCGGGGCCGGCAGCGGGTACTTGAAATTGTTGCCACCGATGTTCCGACCGGACGGGTTGCCGCCGCCGCCGAGATGCTGATAGATATGCCCGATGCTGGTGTTCGTCGGCGCGAGCACCAACTCAAGCGCGAACGATACCGTGTTGCCGCTGCCGACTACGTTGGCATTCGTGCTCGCCCAGCTCGATACGCCGCCGTTCGTGTCGTGCAGCGCCGCCTGACTCGTCGCCACGATGGACGTGACGTTCGTCATGCCAGATGGGGCGACCGTCAGCGTCTGGGTCGCGTTGGAAGCCGCGACAAAGCCTACGATCCAGTCGTTGCCGCTGAAGCTGTCCCCGAGCGTCAGGGCCGGAAAGTTGACCGTGGCCGTGGTCGAACTGCTGCTCGCCGCAGCACCGACACGGATGGTGTTGTTGGCAGAGGGCCGGTAGAGCGCGCAGATCAGCTGGCTGGCGTTTGTCCAGGTGCCGCTGAAGTCCGTCGTGATCGTGCAGGAAGCCGAACTCGATGGTATCTTGACCGCGCCGCCCTTGCTCGCCGACAGCTCGACAGTCGTGCTCGTCAGGTTCGTCGCGATGACGAAGTACGTCGTGTTCGCCGCAAAGCCGCCAGGTATCGACCCTGTGAGCTGCACAGCCTGATTGACCGCCAGATTGTTTGCCGCAGTCGTGAATACCCCGGTGCCGGTATTCTGCGATGCGGAGGCGAATGACCCGGTGGCGTAGCGGTACGCGAGGCGCCCTGAAAGCGCCGTCGCTGTCGCATTCGTCTTGGCTACAGGGCTGATCCATCCGGCGGGCACGGTGACAGCGGTCGTGGCCCCGCTGTGCATTGCTCCCATGATGACAATATCACCAGCTTGGGTTGTTGGGACTGTTAGGGTTGTAGCACTAGCAGTCTGCGTACCTACCCGCGTAATACTCATTACGTACTTCTTATAATAGCGTTATTTTGATTATTTGTAGGAAACGTAACAGTAAATAAATTTTGGGGCGTAATGTTATTCCCAAAAGCTAATACACACACTGACCGATTGCCCTGACTAGAATTATAAATTAATGCTCCAGCCGTAGTAAAGCTTGCTGGATTCCAAATCACAGTCGCGAAATTCAAGTATGCTATACCACTAGTGGTAGTACCATACACCGCTGGACCTACTACAGCTAGTGCCTGACCCCCAGCTGCGTACCCAACACCTGTTATTTCATTTGTCGCAGAATACGCCGTTGTTGACGCATTTAGCGTTGCAGTGGAGTTATACAAAGCGATCTTGAATGTATCCGGCGTCCGGTAAATGCTTCCAAACGCATGTACCCCACTATATAGTTCCAGTAAGAAACTATTAGTTTTCGTCTGAATAATAGCCATATTAAGTCACTGGGACTTTGACTTGTCCCTCTCGATAAGCATCGCGACGATCTTTACCATCGCCCAGCTGTTTAAGTCTCTGCATACCCGACATGTAGTTTTTCTCATACATTTCGAGTACGTCGGCTTCACCTTTCATAAAGATATACGCCTCTACTAGCGATCCATATAGCAACACTTCTGGGAAGTTATTGCCAAGCCACGAACTACCGGCAGTGACAATAGTCGTAGGGTAATAATAGTAATGAAGCTCTACAGGGTATCCAATATCCGGTGTTGGCCCTAGTATCAAAGTCTGATAATCAAACTGAGCATAATAATTAGGCGTAGCCTGCGCGGTCGGCGCTGGGTAAGCCTCACGAATATAGTTCACGTCTTTAGGCACAAGATATACATAAGCATTGGGCGACTGGGTTGTGTCGGTAATAGCTATCGAATAAGTCGCCAGCCAATCCGATGGAAGTAGCAAATACTGATTACCCGCGCTTAACGCAGCAACCTGATTCTTTCTAATCGCTGGGATCTGGACCGTGTTATAGATTCTTTGTTCGGCTGTCTGAACAAACGTAGGAATATCCGCCAAAAAAGTAGTTTCTTGGTTATTACAATAGTCCTGAATTAACTGCCATAAATTATTAGGCGAATTAACTCCAGCAGTATAGGTCAGCGGAAACGCCATTTATCATTTCCGCGCCGCACGATCCCGCGCAAAAGTATCCCGTTCGCGCTCATCTACGAGGAACTTCTTGCCTTTTTCAGCAGCCCCCGTACCCTTCATCTCCATGCGTTCCTTCTTCTTAGTACCCGGAGTCAGCCGGTTATAGACCGTGATGTCATCATTATCTATGCCCGTCTGCGGGTAGCCAGAACCGGGATGCTGGTCGTTCTTAATAGGCTGCTTGTACTTCCCGAGCGGGCTTTCGTCAAACGAGAAATACTTAAACGGCCGTTCTACACGGTGCTTGTTACCCATTTTACTTACCCTTCTGGTTCTTAGCCCGAGCCAAATTACGTCCATACTTCTTCATGGCTTCACTGGTCACACCATGGCCCTTCTTCATCTTCACTTCTTTCTTCGCTTTCATCTAAATCTCCTAACTCGCTGTAGCCGTTATATGGCCTATGGAAGTCACTGTAACCAAGGCATTCGGAATATTTAGTTCAGTACTAGGTTCATTATTTCCAACGAAATTAAATCCCCCGCCTACCGGGTTAAATCCCCATTGGCTCATCCTGCTACCCCCGGTACCATCATTACCATTCTCATAATAGCCAGCTTGGTCTGGTCTAGGATTCCTGACCCCGTAGTTATCTTCAACAGGATACATGCCAAGCTGTAACTGCGGATGATCAGGATCATAACACTCTGGGCAAGCCATTATACCCGTAATTTTAGTTTTAATCACCAAGGCTCTTAGTTCAGTAAGCTTATACCGGAACCCACAAACATCGCATTCTGCGATGCTATTTTTGCCAGAACTATATTTACTACTCATGAAATAAACCCTATCCGGGGTACAAGCCTAGTGCTGGCTTTCTCGCGATCCTCACTAGCCGCGCGCAGCCATTCCTCTTCGTACGCTTGTTTAAGCATTGGGATACGAATCTGGGCCTGCGGAATTTTCAAGGACAGATAATACGCAAGGCCAGCGCAGGCAGCGGGTAAAAACCTTGCCGGGATATCCTGCCCCTGAATACCCGTGCCAGCGTCCTGAATCTGGCGAATACGATAATATACAAACGTCCAAGTCGTTGATCCGTCTGGAATAGGCCACACTGTAAACTGCGGCGAAGGACCACTGGGCAGACTGACATTAGAGTTATTATTCCCGCCCTGACGGTTAATCCAGACTTGTATTGGCCTTCCCTGTACCAGCTTATTAGGGATAGTTATATAAGTACTCTCGGATATCCGAGTAATATTCAGGTCTTGCTGGATAACCGAACCAGAGCTGGTACGGATAATCATATCCAATAAATCTACGGTATCGTTGGGCAGATTATAGGTAGCGGTGCCCTGAACGAGAGTCACGCTATAAGGACCATCAATGGTCCACATATTAATGCCGCGATTCGCCCACTCCAGAAACATTAAACTCAGGCTACGCCGGGCTGTCCGGAAATCATAGCCTGAGCGAAGTTCTTGACCGCAGCGTTCAAACGCCTCTTCGACCAGCGTGCTGGTGTCGAGGTTAAAGTTCGTCGTACCCGATGTCGGGTAGGTGGGCGTAGTCATGGGTTTACCCCACCCTTATGGGGATTACTTCCCGTGATAGGTGCCCCGAACGTGGTCCTGATGCTGCTCATAGTGCTTCGGATGCGAACCATGAAACGGCCCCGGACTGTCAATCGGGTGCTCAATGGGCGGCGTCTCAATCCCGTCGAAGTGCTTCGGGGAATGAGGCGACTTAACCGTGCGTCCACCATGCTTAGAATGTGCCATATCTATATCCTTTTAACGAAAATTCCCACGAGTATGACCG